TAGAATTCTTTAATGCTAATTTTAGTAACGGCAGTCTCGGAGAAGAAAATGTTACTGCACTTGATCAAAAAGATTTTGCCTGGCTAAACGAAATGCGAGATCTAAACATGTTGGCTAACATAGGAAGTCAGATGGCAAGAGACTGGATAGTAGATGGACAACCTGGAGATCCTGCAGACAAATGGACAGGCAGTGGGTATATTCCTAATCCAAAAATAAACGATACGTTTAACTGGTCGCCAACTAATCAATGTCCTGTAAACATAGAAGAACCATTGCTATATGACAAGTTCAAGGCTGCACTACTAGCCCTCACAAATGACGATCTAATATATTGTGACTACACAGTAACTATCGACAAAGATCCTAATGGGAACAAACTGGTTCCACCTAAGGTTGTGCGTAGCATTGCTCCTTTTGGATTTTTAATAGAAGTCGGCGACACTGCATATCTTGTAATGCGTGGAACACAAAATGAATACGATGGCAAGTTAGACGTCATGGCCGGACAGGTTATAAATCCAATTGCTGGATTTGGCAAAGGTAAAACACACAACGGTTTTACTATTGCTTATAAAGGACTTGGCCCTAAAGGCGAAGAACGTCCTGCAGATGTACCTGGTACAAGTCTTTTTGACGCACTTACAAATACTACAAAAACAAAAATAAAAATTGGCGGACACAGTTTAGGAAGTTCAATTAGTACTTTAATCACCAACTATGCACAAAGTTTAGACAAATTTGATGTGATAGAAGGTTATGTTAGTGCAAGTCCAACAGTTGGTAATCGAAAGTATGCAGAATATTTTAATGCTCTCTCTGATAGATCAGGAAATACACTAGGCGATAACTTCTACAGACTTACAAACAAAAGTGATATTGTACCAATGGTGCCAGGCACATGGGGAGGCTTTACGGCAGTTGCACAAGAAGTCCTTTTTGATGCAAAATATACCGGTGACGGAGCCGAAGGAATTGCAAAAAATCATCAAATTTGTTGTGCATATGCTTATGCACTGCAACATCCAGATGCACCGTTTAATGACAGTAACCAAGCAGGAACATGTACGTTTCCAGTTGGACAAGATCCTTTTTATTTTGCAATAGAACAACATCTTGTTAGTTTACAAGAATACTATGGTTACCTTCATTATAATGCAAACGGTCAAGTGGCAAGGACAGTAACTACTGTGTATCCAAACAGTCTTGTAAACATGCGTAACCAAGTTGTAGATACAGTTGGACAAACAAACACAATACTGCCTTTGTGGATGACCACAAAGCAAACAGATGGTAGAGTATTAGGTTTTACCAAAGCATGGGTAATTGCTTATACCAATCCTGGTGAATCAGATCGAATCAGTTACAACATACGAACACAGTTTGGTGAAATCCTAAACAGGGTAGACTTTATCAGTGATAGGTATATATTAGACAACCAACTCACTGCAAATTGGGTAGCAAACGAAGATTCAACAGACGGCGGAAGTTTTGTACCAGCACCACCATTAACAACAACATTTAATGCAAATCAAACAACCAATCCAACATCAACAGGCAACGCAACAACATTTGATGGAAACAGTTTGAGATTTAGCAAACCAGTTGATGTATATGGTAAGACAGACAAATACGACAAATATCTTGTTTACCCTACTAATAATATATTAGGATCTGCTGATGCTACAACTACAATCACACATGTGAGTAGTGGCGACGTTACTATTGATCAAGCCCTTGAAGATTATCAAGGTCCGTATTTTGTATTTGGCACCAGTGATAGTGGATTTACTGATGGTAAAAAAGGCTACTACTACCCACTTTACCTTGTAAGAGCAGATGCAGATGCGGCAGACGACGGAACAGGCAGTGCAACACTAGGTAATGGCACAAGTCACATTCATACATTTGAAGGCTTTCCGGGTATAAACTTCTATATGCCTAATAGCAGTATGAATCATGGAGTTGGAATACAACCTGAGAATATACCAGAATATACATACTCAGGCAACTTAGGACCAATGGCAACAGTTGGCGAAGATACAACACCTAATGCACCAAGCTCGGGTAGTAATTACCTAGGTGGCGGAGGATCATCAAGTGGTGGTGGATCATCAGGTGGCGGTGGATCATCAGGTGGCGGTGGATCCTCAGGTGGTGGCGGTGGCTACGGCAGTTCAAGTAGTAGCTCATCAAGTAGTAGTTACAGTTATTAATGCTACATAACGCAATATGATAAATATAAAGACACAAAACAGAGAGATTAAAACATGGCAAGCAGTATCAATCCAAACAACATAGACACAACCTATCCAGTTGCTGGTCAGGATAATGACAGTCAAGGGTTTCGTGATAACTTTACAAATATCAAAACAAACTTTGAATTTGCAGAGACTGAGATTGACGACTTGCAAGCAAAAGGTATCTTTAAGAGTGCATTAACTGGTACAACACTGGACAATGATATGGCCGGTGCAGTCATCAAGAATGCTAAATTACAAGCAACAAGAGACACAAGAATTGCATTAGGTGCAGTAACTGGCAGTGCCGCTATAGACTACAGTGCAGGTAACTGGTACAGTGTAACAACATCAGGTTCAATTACACTAGCATTTTCAAACATTCCAAGTGCAGGTAACCAAGCCTATATTACTGTCACTGTTACAGTTGCAAACGTTGCACATACTATGACACTTCCGAGTGCAGTAGGCAACGGTGTAAGTGCAAAATCAGTTGTTGGCATACAAGGTATCGCTTCAAATGTAATAACATTTGCTGAAACAGGCACATATGAATTTCAATTCCACACTGACGATGGTGGATCAGCAATATTTCTAAGTGAACTTACTCGTCCAAGAGACACACTTACAAATCCAATTAAACTTACAGGGTCAGAAGACTTAGCAGATACTGGTGCAGCCAGTTTGACAAAGACTGCAAGTTTCTTTACAACTGGTGCCGCAGAAACTGCAACATTAGCCGCAGGGGTAGAAGGACAAATAAAAGTATTTGCCTTTGTAGAAGACGGTGGTGATATGGTTATTACTGTAACCAACGCAGGTTGGAAAGCATCAGGCACAGGCATTATTACTTTTGCTAACATTGGCGAGGCAGTAACACTCATGTACATCAACAGCAAATGGTTTGCTATTGGTAACAATGGCGCCGTATTTGGATAAAGAGCAAATTAATAATTGACATACTAACTCCTTTGCTGTATAATTAGTGAGTAAAGGAGTTTTTTTATGAAACAAATAGATCTAAACAAGTACAAAGAGTTTGTAGACGCAGTAACCAGTGAGCAAAGTAAAAACAATGAAGTGTTTGTAGACAACTGGAATGAACTTAACAAAGATGTTGATATGCCACGTCTGCTTACTGCTAGTTGTGGACTTGGTGCAGAAGCAGGCGAGTTCACTGAAATAGTTAAGAAGTGCATGTTTCAAGGTAAGCCAATGACAGATGAAAACAAGTATCATATGAAACGCGAGCTTGGTGATGTGATGTGGTATTGGATGCAAGGTTGTATGGCACTGGATGTTGATCCAAATATAATTATACAAATGAACATTGACAAACTTAAAGCACGTTACCCAGGTGGTGACTTTGATGCATACTACAGTGAAAACAGAAAAGACGGCGATATCTAATGGAACACCCATTGATAAATGACATAGGCGATCTTGACGAACAACAGCTAATGGATAAAATTACTGAACTGAACGGCAAGTTAACTGTGGCAATGAGAATGGGCAATTCAAGTTTAATTAACCAAGTGCAGATGGCATTAGAAACTTACAGAAGAAAACTAAGTGAAAAGCATGCCGCTGAACGCAACAAAGACGATAAGTTTGAGGATAAAATAGACATATCATGAGTAATGTAAGAATAGGTTTCAGCCCATCATTCACTGCTGGCATACATTTTGATACTGGTGTTATTATGAATACCTACAGTGTTGATCTACAGATGATGACCAAGACAATGAATACTATTGATCATAATATTGCACTGGAAAGATGCAAGTATATTATCTATGAACAATTTAGTGATAGTATTATTATTGGTGATGAAAACAAAAAAATTGCTAAAAAATATCAAGAGGTTGGTTTTCGCACAATAGTTCTTCCAAACGAAGTTGCTGATCAATTGACAGGTTTAGCATTGTATAGTAAACTACAAGCAGTAACAGAAGATGTAATAGATATATTAGATATTAGTTTAAGAAGTTCACTTGGCGGCGGAATAAGTTATTTGCATCATGATGAGGAAACAACTGGTCCATATGAAAAACCAGGATGGTGGAGCGATGCTGGTCCAAATTGTAGCACACTGCCAAGTACACGTAAGAAAATTGTAACACTCAATAACCCAACTTGGAAAAGTCTAGAGTTAGATTGGGACGATGGCGAAGAACCAGAAACAGTTATTGAAATAAAACTTGAAACAAAACAAGAAAAAATCGACAACATAGGTGAAAACGTAGTAGAATTCAAACCCAATGATAAAAAATAAGTTTGGTGAAATAGTATACAACATTGAAGACGTAGTGGATTTGATTATGAAACAACAATCTACTGCTGGTATCACTGTGGATAGCACAGTGCAACTTGAAGACACTTCTCCCGAAACTGACGTATCATTGAGTGTTGATGAGTATGATATGCAGAATCAACACAACTGGCTAATGCCAGAAGAATACAAACAACTGGATATTGCACAACACGTGATTGATCTTTGCGAAACACAACCAGAGATACAGCGTGCTGGTGAAGAACTGTTGATGTTTCAAGAACGCAACTTGTTTAACTTGCTAAAGTATTTGAAATATCTAGTAGATACCATGAAATCAAATGATGTTATATGGGGCGTAGGTAGAGGATCCAGTGTTGCAAGTTATGTATTGTACTTGCTTGGCGTACATCGAATTGATAGCATGTACTATGATTTAGACCCTGGCGAGTTTCTCAGATAAATATAAAGTACGTAGTTAATAGGAGTAACACATGGTAGGCAAAAAAGTTTATAGAAGCTCACAAGGAAAGTCAATTGACTTGGGTGCTTTACTACTGCAAAACGAAACAGTAAGAGCAGTTGGAAACATGAATGTGAACGCTCGCGGAGATAGAATCGACAACAAAGGAAAATCCATCGACAGTAAAGTTCAGCAAAAGAAACGTCAGTACAATAAACAAATTGGTCCACAAGATAGTATTCCACAAGCAAGTAGAGCTCCAGTTGCAAATGCTATTCCGCCAGCACCTGTTGCACCTGATCCGTATGAGTTGCAAAAAAGCAACGCCAAGGAAGCAGAAGCATTTAAGGAAACAAGACGTGCAGAAAAAGCAACTGCTAAAGCTGTCAAAGCGACTAAACCTAAAGCTGTTAAAACTCCAGTAGTTGATGAAAGTTTCCTTGACGTTGATTCAACACCGGCTCCGGTGGTTGAAGCAGTACCAGAACCAGTAGCATCTAAACCGGCAAGTGGATTAGCTGATGCAATAGCAAGAGCAAAAACTATCAAACAAGAAGCAGTAAAAACACCACGTCAACTAGCACAAGAAAAATCAGGAGTTAAGAAAATATAATGGCCACAGTAAATTATGATGCATACAAAGTAAAACAAGATTCTTTCAGAGCACTGCGTGACGATGTCATTGTGGAGGAAATGGAATTTGGAGAGAGAAAACTTAGCAGTGGTATTATCATGCTCAGTGATGACGGAAAAGGATACGGCATTCGTCCAAGATGGGGGAAAGTATATGCCATTGGACCTAAACAAGAAGATGTTGCAATTGGACAATGGATTTGTGTAGACCACGGACGTTGGACTAGAGGTGTAAAAATTACAGACGACATAGGCGAAACCATAATTCGTAAAGTTGATAACAAAGACATTCTGCTTGTAAGTGATGAAGATCCAGGTAATGACGGATTGAGTACAGCACTGCACGTCAGCAAAGGCACTATGGGACCTAATTCAAAGTTCTACCAAGGCGATTAAATGGTATATAATTTACCTGCATATGATATTGTAGGTACAATTAACTGTGACGACTATAAAGATAATTTTGTCGATTTATATCTTGCAATTAAGGAATTATATCAACCTGCGTATGAACCTAATCAAAGAATATTAATTACTTCAACACTGGATTTCTATAAAGAGTCACATGGGTTGATACTACAAAGTGTACAAACTATTGTAAACAATATTGATATCAGTAACTTTTTTATATGCTTTGTTACAACCAACAAAAACATCAAACAAGAATATACCTATATACTAGATACATACAGTATTGATCCAATACCATTCAACATACAGTGTATTGATGGTGAGTTTACAAGACTCCCGGCTGGTTCAATTCGACCGCATAGAAAAATTAACAACATAGACCAAAGAAATAATAATATCAAAGATCTTACTAAGGAACAAAAAGACCTTTTGTTTAACAGCAACAACTTTTGTATATTGCCTTGGATAAGTCTAATGATAGATACAACCAGCAGTGTGGCTCCGTGTTGTGTATATAATGGAGTCACAGGTGACTCTAGCAAAGATAGTTTAAAAGATATATGGAATAATAGTGTAAACCAAGATATCAGACAGCGTATGATCAAAGATCTACCTGTCAACGCATGTAAAGAATGCATTTTTAATGAGTCATTGGGAAAAGAAAGCCTGAGAACTTCAAGTAATACTATATTTTCAAAGTATATAAAAGTTGCTGAAAAAAGTACAACTCCTGACTATGATATAAAATATATTGATTCACGTTTCAACAATCTCTGTAATCTAAGTTGCCGTAGTTGCTATCATAAATTTTCCAGTTCCTGGCATTCACCGGCAGTTGCAATAGGACAAATCGATAAGAGTACACCTGTTTTTCTCAAGGCAGGCCGTGGTGCTTCAGATCTGTATGATCAAATCAATGAACAACTAGATAATATTGATCGAATATACTTTGCAGGTGGCGAACCACTTATTATCAATGATAATTACAAGATTCTTGATGAACTTAATGCCAGAGGGCGTTACGATATAGAACTGATTTACAATACAAACATGACACAGAATCAGCTCAAAGGTCGTAGTATATTTGATGCATGGAAAAACTTTACAAACATAGCCATTGGTGCAAGTCTTGATGCAGAAGGTCCAAGAGCCAATTACTTGCGAACTGGAACTGTGTGGAAAGATGTAGTAGAATTTAGACAGGAAATGATCAGACTACGACCAGATATTGACTTTTTTATAAGTTGTACCACAAGTCTCATTAATGCGTTACATGTGCCCGATTTCCATCGTCGTTGGGTAGAACAAGGGCTAATACAACCTGAACAATTTAATGTAAACACACTTATTAGTCCCAACTGGATGTGTGTTAATACTGCACCTGAATACTTGCAAAAACAAATAGTTGAAAAATATCAACTGCATCTAGAATGGCTAAGACCTTTGGATAACGAAGGAAGAGCTACTTACGGGTTTGAAGGTATCATTGAACAACTTAACGATACTGTAAAATTTGATCCACAGGCATTTTGGAACAACGTGCTTCCTCTTGACAAATACTACAATGCAAATCTTTTAGATATTTTTCCTGAACTGGTTGACTTACCTCAATAATACGTATATAATAAGCTCAACTTAGGAGTAATAAATGAAGCAACTGTGGACTGAAAAGTATAGGCCGAATGACATTGATGGATATGTGTTCCGCGATCAAGAACAAAAAGCACAAGTAAAAACTTGGATTGACGAAGGTGCTATTCCACACTTGTTATTTTCAGGTGCACCTGGTGTAGGCAAAACCACACTGGCAAAGATACTGATCAAACAACTTGAAATAGATGACTTTGATGTGCTAGAAATAAACGCATCAAGAGAGAATTCAATTGACACAATACGTGACAAAATCACAGGCTTTGTGCAAACAATGCCATTTGGTGACTTCAAGGTTGTACTGTTGGATGAGGCTGATTATATATCGCCAAATGGACAAGCGGCACTGCGTGGTGTTATGGAAACCTATCATGCTAGTGCAAGATTCATACTGACTTGTAATTATCCAAACAGAGTTATTCCAGCATTGCATTCAAGATGTCAAGGCTTTCATATTGAGAAAGTAGACCGTACAGAGTTTACTGCAAGAGTTGCCACTGTGCTGGTTGCAGAGAATGTTGAACTTGATATTGAAACATTGGACACATATGTACGTAGCACCTATCCAGATCTACGTAAGTGTTTGAACTTGTGTCAGATGAACAGCACAGATGGTAAACTCTCTAACGTAAAAGGTGATGAAGGCAACACCAGCGACTGGCGTGTTGATGCAGTAAACCTATTCAAAGCAGGCAAGATCATTGAAGCACGTAAACTTATGTGTGCAACTGTACGTCCAGAAGAGATGGAAGATGTGTTTCGTTGGATGTATGACAATTTAGAATTGTTTAGTTCTACGCCAGAAGGACAGGACAGTGCTATTATGGCAATACGTACAGGACTAGTTAATCATAGTTTTGTTGCTGATCCAGAAATTAACCTAAGTGCAACAATAGTAGAGCTATCGCAGATCAATGGGTAAACTTTTAGTATCAATAGTATGGTGTATTTCTTTTTGGGGAGCGAGTGCGTTTGCAGGAGAATGGAATGATAAACCTGTAATGTGTGAACAAAAAGAAGTTGCACTAGAAGCAGTTAAAGCCAAAGGCGAAATACCTTTAATCACTGGGGTACAAAGTACAAAGGTTAGAGACGAAGATGGGCTATCAGATATACCAGCCCATGTGCCTTTGCAGATATTTGTTAATTTAAAAACAAAAACATTTAGTATACTCGAGTATCATCCATCATATAACAGCATCTGTATAATTGGCTATGGTGATGACTGGAAACAATTAGGTGAGAAAATGTAATGGGTGAAGTATTAGAATTTAAACCACGTGAACAAGTATTCATACTGAAATTTACTGCTCCACGACCACTGAAAATGCGTAAGACTGGTAAGGAACGTATCACACTAGAACTAAACAAAGTAGACGAACATACTGGCATTGGGCAGGCATGGGTACCAGCATCAAACAAACGTTTAGCACAGGAAAAACTCTGTGAGATGATTGAAGTACTAGAGTTTCAAGAATGAAAATAGCATTCAATGGATGCAGTTTCACTAGAGGTGATGGTTTTCCGATCGACCAAAGAGATACAAGTCTTTATTATGGACAAGTAGCCAAGCATCTGGGTTGCGAGTTTGCTAACAATGCCAAAGGTGGATATAGTAATCTAAGAATCTTTCACAGTGTATACGAAGACATTGCGAGTGAGAAATATGATACTGTGTTTGTGCAATGGAGTGCAGTAAATCGCACATGGTTAAGTCCAAAACCAAATCGATGGTACTTCATGGGATCCCGTTTTGCACCGATCAATGACATTTACAGTGACTCACTGGCATTTACCAAAGCAGAAATAGAAAAAATCACTGATACCTACATGTTACTCAATGGTGACTATCAAAATCTAATAGAACTTGTAACATACAGTAACATACTAGAACAGTTGGCAAAAGTTTATCACACACGTATTGTTTTCATAAACGGACTTGTATTATGGACTGAAGATATGTTTCAACCATTTGATTCTGTTGCTGGTCTAAGCGATTATTCAAAACAAGTATACGACATTGAGACCAATACACAATCACCAGTCGACCAATTTCATAACAATCTATATGATAAAACATCTACACTAAACAAAAACCTATGGATTAATTTATTTGATTCTATGTTTGAGAGTACTTGTGATTTTGCTCCGGACGATGGAATGCATCCTGGTCCAAAGACCCATAAACTATTAGCAGAAAAAATTATTCTTTTTCTAGAAAAAGGTTGACATCTACTATAGATGTGTTATTATATATGTATAGTTAGAAAATAGGAGAACTAAATGGCTAAAATAGATTTTATAAGTGCAGACAACGGTGGTATTAAGTTTTACGGTGGTAGAAATGATGAAGCAATGGAACTTAATTGTGTTGGTTTTGCAAAGACTCCTGAGATGGTTGATTATATAATCAAGACTAGAGGCTTAGCAGATAGAGTGATGCACAGTAGTTCAATGGATTTTGCAGATGAATATGGTTTTGACAACCATGATGGTGCATGGATACTATGGCAGGATGGTGTTGAGCTTGATGATAAAAAAGCCGCAGAGGTAGCATAGTCAACGTAAATGATTGAAACACTTCATAACATTTGGAATATCCAACAAGTAGAAGGCGATGAGTTTACTGGTTATGAAAGTGTCTACGATCAATTAGATGCATTTGATAAAGCACAGTATGATCTAGATCCTGAAGGCACTATTGAAAAGGTATACAACATATATCGTTCAATCAATCTAGTGCCTATTGTGTATTATACACATCGAGGATTGGTCGATGCAGTACGTAAGTTCAGCAAGTTATCCTATAACAATGTAGACAACGGCACTATTGGATTGGGCAACAACAGAGGACAAACAATCAATAGATTTTTGTTTCCTAATATGATGACTGCTGAACCCAAAGGCAGAGGATCAAACAGTCTTAAGGATCGATTCTTTGATGAACGCAAACTTAAACGTGCAATTAGAATTTGTTTTGAGTTTAGAACAGGTGATAGACTATTACGTCCAACACAGTTAAGAACTGCACTAGAGCTGGTCACAGGCGAAAACGTTACTAACTTTAAAGCACAAAATGCCAAAGCAATAGCAGAACATCTATGTCCTGTGCTATGGGGTAATGTATATGATTACAGTTGTGGTTATGGTGGAAGATTATTAGGCATAGGTTCAAGCAATTTCAAATACAACTACATAGGCGTTGAACCTAACACAGAAACAGTTGCATACTTGAATTATTTAAATGATGTAATAGAAGAGGCAACAGGAGTTAAGGGCACTATCGTACAAGATGTTAGTGAAAATTATCAACCAGAGGATATAGATCTAGCATTTAGTAGTCCTCCTTATTTCAACTTGGAGAAATACTCAGATGAAGAAACACAGTGCATGGTACAGTTTAAAACAGAAGATGATTGGTTTGACGGATATGTTACTCCGACCATTCAACGAATACGTCGAGGACTCAATCAAGAAGGACTTTTCGCAACTAACATCGCTGACTACAAATCCTACGATAGAAAAGAACCGTATGAAGTCACACAAAGATGGATCAAAAATGCTGAAAGAATAGGATTCAAGCATGTTGAAACTATTAAAATGATGCTCAACACACGTCCAGGTGTGGGCAATGATCGTAAACAAGGCAGAGAAAAGTGGGAGGGTGTATATGTCTTTAGAAAAAACTAAGCCAACAGACTACATGCGAACTGTGCAGGACTATCCGGTTGAAGGTGTAAACTTTTATGATATCAACAGTTTGTTTGCACAACCGGCATGGAACCAAGTAGCTGCCGAACTAGCAGTTGAGGTACAAACAAGGTATAATCGCACAGGCGATCTAAGTCATGTGGTTGGTATTGAAAGCAGAGGATTTGTTGTTGGTGCAGTACTGGCTAGTGTAATAGGTGTGCCTTTTATAATGGTACGTAAAAAAGGTTCTAAGTATCCTGGCAGTCTATTAGAAGAAACTTATGCTCTTGAATATGGCGAGGATACACTTGTTATACAGGAAGGCATACTTGGCTATACAAACAGAGTGTTAATTGCAGACGATCTAGTTGCCACTGGCGGCAGTGCATTAGCAACCAAAAGACTAGTAGAACAAACTGGTGCTACAGTGGTTGGCTTTGCAAGTGTGTTAAACTTAGCATATCTAAACACTGATGACATGAAATCACAACCGCTTATTACCTGTGAGGAGATAACAAAATGATGGACGTTAAAGAACGTATGCGAGAACTATGCAAGCCAGTAGAACAACAGATACTGATGTGTGATAGCCGTGAAGATGTATTGATGATGGCATGTGCAATGTTGGAACATGTAAAAACAATGATGGACTCACAAATTGGAAAAGACGGACGTAAACAAATAATAAAGGAGGCTAACAATGACTAAATTTGACTGGGCAAGAATGTACAAAGACGAAGAGTATATTGAAAGAGAAGCATACAGTTGTGTTGAAACTGCAATCTGCAATCATTATGATATTGAGGAGATTTCTTCACTGACTGAAGCACAATGGGTTGAAATACATGCTTGGCAAGAAGAAAATGTTGGTGAATATTCACCAATGAACATGGGATTCTCAGATGTTTATAATGTTTGGGAAATGGAAAACGAATGACATTTGATGTAGTGTATGAACCACGTGTGGAAGATCCTGTGGTTGTTGCAAGTTTTGCCACACGTTTTGAAGCAGTTGAGTATTTAGAACTGCTCAAAGAAAGCCGTCCCCAAACACATAAATTTTGCCAAATCGTAGAAAAAGGTTGACTTATTCTTAAAGTGTGTTATTATAACAGCATAATAAGAAAAAGGAAACACATGTTTACAATAGCAACTGAAAGATTAGCAATAGAAGATTACGTTAGCAAAAACTATATACATGATTTTGTTTATCAAGATGCAATTGGTTTTGAAGCATTGGATTATTATTTGACAATGCATGAATCAGTAATGCTAGAGTTTATATGCACGTACTTAGACAACCAAAACGGTATAGCAACACCGTATCCAAAGTTGCCGATGACAATATAGATAGAAAGAAAGATGTAAATGAGATATAACAAATACGAAAAAACAATACTTACAGACTGCGATGGTGTACTACTAGATTGGGAGTGGGCATTCAATTGTTGGATGATACAACATGGATTTGAAACTACAGAAGGATATCAGTTCAAATATGATATGGCTGAACGTTATGGTATTCCAAAAGAGCAAGTAAAAAAACTTGTTAAGACCTTTAATGAAAGTGCCGCAATAGGATTTCTACCAGTACTACGTGATGCAATGTACTGGGTCAAGAGGCTACATGAACAACATGGTTATACATTTATATGCATAACCAGTTTAAGTCTAGATGAAAATGCATACAAACTGCGTGAGATGAATCTACAAAAAATGTTTGGTAAAACTGCATTTAGTAAACT